ATTAAGCAACCGTCTATAAATTCTTTCGGGTAGTCCTTAATTCTCATATCAGCCGGGAAGTACCCTTTACTGCCTACAACAGCTTGTATTTCGGCTTCCGTAATATTCCGTGATTCCATAAGCTTCTTTAAGTCCTTCGGGATCCCGTCATCTTCCTTGGCCTTCTTTTTAGGCTCGGCTTTTACAACAGGTTCTTCTTTAGGGATTTCCTCTTTCAGAGGAGTCTTCACTTCCTCAACGGGCTCTTCTTCAACTTGCGATTTTCGAATATTTTTGGGTATACAATTTTCGATTTGAGCAAATTCAAAGGGTAAGCATTCCTTCAATCCGTGCCGGTTCTTAGCGTCCCAATTCGGATGATGACTTGTGTACATCACACGCTGGCCGCCTGATACTCGAACCTTTTTACTGTTACTGTCCTTGCTATCGACCTTTAAGACCTCTTCTTTGTAGTTGGCAAAGAGGAGCATATCCGCCCACTCCTTGACCATATCGGAGATTTTCTGACTGGCTGCCTTATTAAGCTTTAATTCGTACCGATCGTACGGAGGTTGGTCAGGTCGTTCAAACTTACGAACCATAGCGTGAGCTGTAAGAACCACGTTCATGCCGCTTTCAATTAAATCCTGGAGCTTATTAAGCAGCCGTCCGAATTCTTCCTTCTCATATACATACCCTTTGCCATATCCGATATCTTCAATACCGCTCACCTGGTATTTCGAGCAAATGTGCTGTACGCAGAGCTGTTCTGCCCAGTCGATTGTGTCGATGACTAAGGTTGTAAATCCCTGGTGGTCTTTCGTAAGCTCTTGAACGTATTCCATAAGTACCGCCCAAGACGTCGGACGTTCCAGTCTTGCCACGTCCATATGAGCTGTACTTGCCTCCGTATCGATAAATAGGGGCTTCGGGAAGTGAGCGGCAAATGTACTCTTGCCGATCCCTTCAGGACCATATATAACAATCTTTTGATAACGCGCTTGCTTTCCTGTGATTATCTTCATGATTTCCTCCTAAAATGTTCCGGGCGTCCACGCCTTCGGTTCTGCCAGCTGCGCGGCTGACTCCTTAACATAACCGTCTTCGATAATGATGCTGCAGCTGTCATCCGTTCCGACTCTCGTAGCAATGACCTGGAGTCCTTCATTGGTGAGCCATTCGGAAAACTCCTTGAGCGTTTCCTGATCCATTTGTTCAAGCTTATCCATAAGGACGAAGCCGCATTCAGGGTTAAGCTTACGAATAATCGCCGTAGCCACCATAAGCTGTTCAGCTCCTGACATCCCGTCCCATTGCTGCCCTTTATAGATGAGTTCGCCGTCTTTAACGCCAAGTTCCGGAAGAGGCAAGTCGGCCTTATTGAGGAGTTCATTTTTGGCTTCCTTGACGGCTTCAATCTCAGCCGTCAGCCCGTTATATTCAGCTGACAATTCCTCGGCTTCGGACTGGGCTTTTTCTTTTTCCTGATTAGCACGGACCTTGCGATTGATATCATCGACCTGGGCGATATTGGCCTCCAATTCTTCGGTGCTTTCATCGACAAGCTCGGCTACCGTCTTTTGAGCAGTCTCCATATCGGCTAACAGCGACTCCTGTTTAGCCTGGGCTTCTTCAAGGGATGCTTTAAGCTGAGCAATCTGTGCGATAAGCGTTTCGTGTTCTTCCGTCATCTTAGCTAGCTGTTCACGCTTGCGTTGATTCTCGCCATTTTGTGCTAATATTTCTTGCTGTTGCTTAATTAAATCCGAGGCACTGACCGGCTCTGTAGGCGCATCGGGATAATATTCAAGCTCATCGGCGTATGACTTCTTCTGCTTAGCGATACGACCGATTTCAAGGCGGCGATTATATCGCTGTGCTTCTTTGGCGTCTAATTCTGCCAATTCGTCACCAATCCCGATAATCTGCAGCAACGTATTAGCCTTGTCTTTTGAGTTCATACCCATAAACTTCGGTAAGTCTAGTGCCAGTTTCTCGATGAAGCTGTCCAAGAGTTTCTGTCCGGCTTTCTCACCAGTCGGGTCAATAACCTTGAGGGAGCTTTTCGCTCCCTTTCGTTCGACGATAAGCCCGTTAGACAGTTCGATATGAATCTCAGGCGGGATCGTGCTGCTGTCCCTTGTCGCATTGGACGGCTTGAATTTGTCTCCACCTAAGGCCCAGGCTATGGCATCCAAGACGGACGTTTTACCTTGACCGTTACGACCACCGATGACGGTAAGACCGTTTTGGGCTAATTCCATTTGTACTGCTTTTACTCTCTTTACGTTCTCAATGGCTAAGCTGTTAATTTTTACTGTCATGTGATATACTCCTTTTGATTAAAAATTTAATTTTTAGTTGTTTTGGCCGTCTTCTGTTGCCGCAGAGGGCGGCCATTTCCTATGCACTCATCGGGAATACAGTAATCCCGATTCGGGCAACTTTCACAATTCATGAAAACCTCCTTTAAAGAAGTGCTAAAAGTACAATTAAGAAGTAAATAGCTGTTAACGTAAGTGCTGCTTTCAACCCTTCCTTAATGTAATAGCCGATACTATGACTTCGAACTATACGGACCGGAGTGTTTTGGATTTCGTAGTATCGTTGGTTAATCCACTCAGGCGGACTCTGTAATGTGGTAGCCTTCATCATTACATCCCTCTCTTTCTAATGATTAACTCGAAGTGAAACGATACAAGCACGTTACCGGCACGCCGAATGTAATTTCTCCATGTATCGCCGAACGTTACGATAAGCACCGCTGTTTCCCTCTCTGACAGGCGTTTGCCGTCGATAATACTGTGGCACGCAGCCAGTGTGGAATCGACGATTTCTTGAGGTCTAAAATGCCTTGTTACTTGGATACCTTCTACATCGGCAGTTGTGTAAATAACCGTCATCATGTGGTTTATCATTTGGTCTGCATTCATTGTCATGCTCCTTTCCGTATCTCAATCCATATACACGCCAGCACAACGGCGATTACAATTACACACGTTGCGATTTCAAGCTCAATCATTAGCGCTTCCTCCCGTTGCTTTACTATCGAGCCATGCTCGGATTTCCCAGCCAGCAAATCGTATTTCTGATTTTTCGGTGAGCTTAATGTGCGGGATTTCGCCCGTTTTTACCCACTTGTAAATGTTCTGAATATCAGTGTGTAACAGCCTTGCGATTTCTACTGCCGAGTACATAATGTCGGCAATGATTCGTTGTTCCATACAAAGCTCCTTTCTTAGTAATGCTCAACGTGGAACATTAGCTCCTCATGCGTGTCTTCTGAGTCGTCAAGTGTCAGCTTGTCGGCTCTTTTTCTATGGACGAATTCCATAGCCTTAACAATGCATTGCCATTCATCCCAGGGAAGCTTTTCCGCTTCTCGTAAAATGATTTCCGCCGGACTCATCTTCTTCCCTCCTTGTTACGGTTGTTGTTTTTGGGAATTAAATTCTAGTTTTGTCGCCAAAAAAAATAAAATTAATCGGCATTCGATAAGCTTCAGATATTTTTTCTTGATATATAGGATTAACCAGCCCCGACCGTTTTTCCCATTTAATCAGAGTGTCCTTACCAATGCCTATCTTCTTTGCGGCTTGCAGTATCGTTAAATCCGCATTAACTCTAGCCGCTTTTAAGGATATCTGCATTCTATCACCTCCTTGTTCAAATATTCTCCTTACGCAACAAATGATACTAGAATTTAATTCCTATGTCAAGAAAATAATTCTAATTGTTCAGAAATATTATTGACTTTTTAAGAAAAATATTCTGTCATCATCGCATAGATAGTACGGTATTTGTAATAAAGGAGCGGTTATATGCCTACCGAAGATGATATTAAAAAATTATTTAGTATTAGACTTTCTAAACTAATGAATGAACGAGATATTAACCAAAGAGAAATAGCCCAAGCTGTTGGCGTTAGTGAGTCAACCGTAGGCAAATGGTTGCTATTAAAAGCTATCCCTAGAATGGGTGTAATTCAGAAGTTGGCCGATTATTTTAATGTTGGTAAAAGCTACTTTTTGGAAGACGAATCAGAGCAAGGCTACTACACCGACCCAGAGGTAGCGGAATACGCCGAAGAGCTGAGGACGAATCCGGAGTTAAGAGTATTGTTTAGCAGTAGTCGTAATTTGACGAAGGAACAAATGCAAGAAGCATATAATTTCATCAAATTCTTAAAAATGAAGGAAGAAAATAAAGTACATGACGATTAATATAATTTTCGCTTCTATCCCGCACGCCAAGGCTTCCGCAACGGCAAACGCCGACGGCAGCTATTCCATTATCGTCAGCAAGTCATTATCTCAAGAACAGGCAAAAAAGGAGGTCTTGCATGAGCTTGGACACATTGTCGATGACGACTTCGGAAAAGATATGCAAGCCAGTATGATCGAAGAGATGATTCGCAGAAGCAATATTGTTCCCGATAAAGTCGCCGAAGACGTCGAGTTTTACTATCATGTAGTATAAATGACAGGGTTTATAAAAGAAGAAAAATTAGGAGGATTTTATGAAAAAATTGCTATTAACCATTTTATGCGTACTCCTTTGTCCCCTTGCGGTTAACGCCGTTAATTACGTCCAGATCGGAGAGAGTATAGACTCAGCTGGCTTTGTCGACAATGATAGCATTTCTGTAATCCGCTATGCACCACCATATTATGTTATTCAATGTGATGAACGAATTCACAGTTTTACAACGGGAATATGGGTTCAAACAACGAGCCAATATCTCTATGACTATGATAACCAGATTATTAAAAAACGATATGTTAGCATGAAAGCAAGAAAAGAAGATTCCTCTTGGAGTAATCCCTTTAAATATACAAAGATAGCTAACGTTAGTAAATATCAAGTAAACTGGTGGGTAGCCAATTACATTTTCACCAAGGCGTACAATATGTATTTCTCTCCGGAAATGCAGGCCGAGTATGGAGCCAAGCATACATAACGAGCCGCACTTTTACTCAAACGAAGACATCGAACGACTGCCCGTAACCATTATCGGCAAGGTATATTAACGATAGCTTTATTTTTGAGAGAAATTTAAGGGAGGAAATTAAGCACGAATTGATGCATATTATTAATGATGATTTTTATTTAGACCAACATGTTAATCTAGTTGAGCAAATGGTTCGTCGAACTTGCATCGATGATGCCGAATTGGAGAATATAGATTTCTACCACCATTATGTATCAGTATTATAAGGGATTATATAAGGGAGATTTTAAAATGAAAAAGACTTTATTAATTACTACTATGCTTGCCTTAGTTACAGTTACAGGATTCGCTAGAACCGAAGTATCTCACGATGAATTTAAGGCATTAGACGGACCGAAGGTATTAGTGCATTATGATGATGGGAGCACAGAATTACTAGACGAACAAGAATATCTTGAACGGACTATTAATATGACACAGGAAGAAATGGACGATTTACACAAAGTCGATGAAGGTACTAAGAACGCCTTGGCCAAATGGCAAGCTTCCAACGAAATACACAGAGTGAATTCTGAAGATATTCAGCAAGAACCCCCTAAAAAAGAAAAGAAAAAACATTGGTATGACAATGTATTAGATTCTGTATTTTAGCCAGTAGAGTTTTGTGAATAAAATCACCAAGCACGCTTATGGTTGATTACTCAACAACTGCGCAGAAGGATGGGGGTGGATTACAACATACTATACAATTCTTTATTTTTGTTACAAGTTATTTTATGAAGTATATATGAACTTCTGTTGACAAGCGGACCCGGTTCTGTTATATTAATGGTGCAGAGATTATGCACTAAGCTTACGGGCAACGTGCACCACTCGTCAACTTAAGGGTTGACGAGTTTTTTTTTATTAAGGGGGCAAAATGGCAAAACCTTTTAAATCTCTAAATACGCTACTGAGACTAATGAGAAACCGAAACATATCGATAGATAAAGATGGTGAAGGAAGTAAGGTAAAGCGTATACTATCACGAGAAAATTATTATTCTGTAATAAACGGATATAAAGATATCTTCCTAGATCTTCCTGCCACACAATCAAGTGGGGATGATTACTACATATCGGGTACAACTTTTTTCCACATATACGCTTTATATTGCTTTGATAGAAATTTAAGAAGTATTCTTCTAAAATACCTATTGCAAGCGGAGCAAAATGTTTGTACTAAAGTAGCGTATAGATTCTCGGAGTCATACCAATCTGAATTTAGTCATCTTAATATAAATAATTTTTCTAGAACTAACTTGCCGAGTACTACAAAATTAATATCAAAACTATCTAATACAACACAAAAGAATGCTAAAAACGGCGCTTTCTATCATTATTTGACCGAACACCAAGATTTGCCATTATGGGTTCTTGTAACAAAACTAACGTTTGGTGAAATCAATAGCTTTTATAAATCCATGCTCCCTACATTGCAAGAGAGAGTTCTTGAGGATATCAATAAAGAGTACGGGTGTGAATTCAACTATCAGATTACAACACCTACATCGACATTAATTGATACATTCAAAGGGATACTTGAAACGTTATTAGAATATAGAAATATATGCGCTCATGGAGAACGATTATACAATCACAGGGTAAAAACTTATAACCAACGAAATAGAACTACAGTAAATAAAAATTTGTATCACTATTTTATAAATGCTCCTAGAGGTAGCGAGGCATCTATATATGGCGTACTTATAAGCTTAAGATTATTTTTACCAAAGGCAGAATATAGACGCCTGTTAAAAGACGTAATCGCAGAAATCCTTCTTTTAAGTAGAGGCTTACCTACTGCACAGTTCAATCAAGTTTTAGCTAAAATGGAGCTAACGTTAAATTGGAAACAAACTTTAGATAATTTAAAGCAATAAAAAAAAATAAGCCCTCACCGCAGTGATGGCTATTAAAGACTTCTAGGTTTAATCTGTTAGTATTCGTTTTTTTTTTAGTCTTACACTAATAGCGATTTAACGTATCGTAAACAGTCTTGTACATCTTCGGGGTCGTTTATATCAAAGTGTTCATCAGAAAATATTCAAGCGTCTGTAGTATACAAGGACGAGACGTTTTGGATGACACAAAAAGATATCGCTAACCTTTTTAGTGTAGACGTATCGACAATTAACTATCATT